GAGGAGAGAGCTACCTAACGATCAGATCAATGATACTATGAGTGATGTTGCTGATCTAGCCCAGATGTTTCGAGCAAGAGAAGCTGGTAAAACTCTTGACCCTTTAGACAAGGACGCAGTTCAAGAAGGTCAGATGCTTTTTAATCGTATGCTTGACGAGAGAGCTAACGAATTGATTGCCCCTGGTCTTGATATGAACACTGTTAGAGGTATCGCAGCCGCTAGTATTAAGTTAAAAGAAAAGTTAAAACTTCGTCCTGGTGAGCGTATTAGTTCCGCTGTTGCAGAGGGTATATCTACAGGTGCCATACAAGTTGACGAGATAACAGAAATACGTAGGCAGTTTAATCTATCGGCTGAAGAGATGTCATATCTTTGGTTAGCTGAACTGTCTAAAGCTGGTAAGGTTCTTGCTGAAGGTTCTAAAATTAAGAAGGCAATGACTACGCAGTTAGATGTCTTAGCAAGTAAAGGTGCCTCAGTCTTTACAGGTAATGAAGCTGATGAAATCTTAGGTCGATTAGAACGAGGCGGGGCTTATAGTCTCTTGCAAGACTTAGACCAAACTCGTATTGCATTTATGACATCACAGGTTGGTACAACGGCAGCCAACGTTGCCACTGGTGGTTACAACATAGTAGCTGACATGTCTGATTCATTCTGGAAGGATGTGCTAAACAGTACTATGGGTACTAAGATGCCTGACGGTACAGTGCAGAGAAAGTGGACAGGTGGTACTCTCTCAACCCTAAAGGCTTTTACTTTAAATAGAACAGAGTCAGAGATCCTAGGCTCTATGCTTCTTGATGATGCTCCTATGAAGTTCACTGAACTATTCTATGAGACCCAGAGAGTAGGTGACTTAACTCAGTCTAAGAACTTTCTTCATAGGTCTGCTCGATTCGTTAATACTCTTAACATGGCCACAGACGCAGTGCTTAAACAAGGCTCTTTCTATGGTGCCTTCGACAGAAGACTAAGAGAGTTAAATGACCCTGCCCTAGGTAAGAACTTTAAAGAGTACTTACAGAAACACACTGACCTTGAAGCTGCTAGGAACGCTGGTGTTGTAGATTATGCAACAGACTACGCCAAACGCTTTACCTTCCAGCGTGGGTACGAAGGCGATAAATCTTTGTTTGGTCAAGGTGCTCAAGCTGTACAGCAGGCCCACAGAAAACTCCCTTTTGTTATCTCTGAAGGGATGGGTATTCCTTTTCCTAGATACGTAGCCAACCATTTAGAATATGTGAACGACTATACACCAATCGGTATTCTTACGGGTGGTATTGATCAATTAGAAAAGGTTTTATACAAACAAGACCCTAAGTCAATTACTCTTGTTGGTGATCAGTTTAAGACTGGTAGGGATCGTGTAGCTAGGCAGATGACTGGTGCTATGATAACAATGGGTGGTGTCTGGATAGCCGCTGAAAAGAATGGTACAGTAGACTACGATAAACTAGTAACAGCTACAGGTTCTGAAACAGACGTAGGACGTACAGCTGGTCCTTGGGCTGCTAACCTTTTGATTGGTGATCTTATCTGGAGGTCTGGTATACTAGGTAATGATCCTCTTCCAATTAACAAAGAGGCCTTTACGGGCAATGTTAGTGAAGTTCTCGCTGGTATGGGTGACCTTGGTTTTAATGGATTAGTTATTCAAGAGTTTGGTAAGTCCTTAGCTGATGGTAAGTTTACTGATGGTGCCTTAAAGAGTATAGGTAATATCGTATCTACATTTACTTATCCTGCCACAATATCTAGGGATGTAGCAGCTCAGATGTCAGACTTTGCCAGAGGTAACCCTTACGTCAGAGATGTAAGAGGCACTGAACTAACAGGTGAAAGAAACTACTTAGAGCAGATAACTGGTCAAGGAATCTTTAGAAACCAAGCCATGCGTTTCTTAATGGATATGAAAGGTGTATCTCTCACTCAAACACGTAGAGGTACAGAAGGTGAAGACCTAAAGCTTTACTCACCCTTTAGTCCTACACCTGTCGGTGGCTACAACCCTATCACTAGACAGTTTGGCTACACACAGGAACCACCAAGCACTGAGTTACAGAAAGAAATGAATATTCTTCAGCTAGAGGAATACAAACTCTACGGTAATACAAAGACTAAGAACTCATCTGTTGACTATGCTGTTAGAAAGTTGCTTGCTGTTGGTATGTCTGGTGTTCCCTCTATGGCTGAGGAGTTTAAAGCCTGGAAGAGTTCTTGGCAATTGAACAACAGGAGTGAGTACGCTGGTAGAACCTACGATGAACTAGGTGATGACAAAGAACTTAAGAGAATGGCCTTAGAGGACTTCGTAAATCATAGGATAGCAAATGCACAAGACCTAATGACCGATGCCTTTAATACTATGCTTGAATCTAATACAGGTCGGCGTCAAGCAGCTGGGTTTTTACGCAATCAGTACGTACTAAAGGAAGCTCAACTTAAATCAAGTAAGGGTAGAACCTTTGATGACCTAGTGTCTATCATGACAAGGGGTGAGGGAATCGAGTATAAGTCAGCTAGAGATTACTTAGGTGACTCATCAAGTGTAGAAGAAGAATTGTCCAGAAGAAGAAGAATTATTCAGTACGCAGAAGAGAACTATGATTTCTCTGAAGGTATCTATCCAGAGCAATTCTTAGGATCTGCTGAGACATACCAATAAGAAAGAACCCCAGTGATCAGCTGGGGGTTTAGTTTAAGGGAGAAGACTATTTATTTTTATTGGCCTCAAGCATCCTGTCTCGATACTTAAAAGCTTCGTCTACGATCTCGTCAGACCGAAGGTACTTGCCAGATGCTAACAAACCAGACAGTGCACATCCAGCAAAGTAATCCCCAATCTGGACAGATCCAGGGGGAAATACTTCTTGCTCTTTCTTTAGGAACTCTTGGGCTTCTTGCTCAAGGGTTTTCTTTTTTTGTGACTTCTTAGAATTACTTACGCTCATAGATCTCAATTAACTTGTTTAAATACCAACGTGCTTTCTTAAGGTCTTCTATGCGATTCTTGTACCTGTACCGCCAGACATACTTAAGAATGTTACCCTGTAAGTAACCTTCACTTAACTCATTAGTGGCAGCCAAGATAGCATCAATGGCTTCAAGACCACCTGTGTTATAGTGAATAGGTTTTTCTACTGGATCATACTTTTCTTTTGCCATCGTATCCCTTCCTAGGAGTTGTACTAAATTACCTACACAATCTTTAGTGTCACACTCATAACACAGACCATCATCGTCTAACAGATAACCACAATCAGTACAAGTCTTGTCCATCACACACCTTCCTTCATGAAGACCTTTACCCATTGAGCACAGATGTCCGACCTAACTATGTCATCGACTCCAAACTCAACCACTGGTACAGGAAGCATATGCTTTTTAGCTAGATGTATTACCTTAGACAAACCATCAGCTTCCTTTAGATCAGACTGTTGAACGTCACCATTAAGAACAATAGTACTCCCTTCGCCCACTCTAGTCAATAACATTTTCAACTCGTGGATAGTTATGTTCTGAGCTTCATCTACAATAATGAAAGAGTTATCAAAGCTTCTGCCTCTCATTAAAGCAAGGGGTGCCATCTCGATGTTGTCATTCTTAATGCCAGTCTCTACAGCCCCTTTACCTAAGTGCTTAATCAAAACATCTAGAACAGGTAAGGCCCAAGGGTAAGTCTTTTCCTCTAGTGTACCAGGTAAGTAACCTAAGTCTTTACCGACAGCTACGTGTGGCCTAGTGATTACTATCTTGTCTATTTCTTTTAGAGTATACCTATCAGCTGCGTAGGTAGCAGTTACGTATGTTTTACCTGTACCAGCTGGCCCAAGGATAAACACTTGAGTGTATTCCTTGAGCGCACTGATGAGAAGCTTTTGATTAGAACCTTTAGGTAGAATACCAGATGTCTTTTTCTTTACAGCATTCTTGTAGTTTGTTTTTCTTCTAGTTCTTTTAGGCTTCTCTGGGAAGTCATCCATTTTCTAGGTGTTCCTTTAGTTCTGTGTAACCGCCTACGTACTTACCGTCATTACTCCAGATCTGAGGTACTGTCTTTAGCCCAGCTTTCTTAAACAAATCCAATAACCATTTAGAATCATTTAAGGAGTAGTACTGAACTGATATACCTTTGTCTCTTAGTAAGCCCATAGCCTGGGAGCAGAAGGGGCAGTCTACCCGCCCCACTAAGATGTGCACACCTTTGCTCATGTTAGATCTACAATCTCACAGACATCACCCGTACACGCCATAGTCTGCATAGCAACAGTGTTGTCTTCTTTCTCGTAGTCTGAGAGTTTTGACCAGTCAATACTTGTTGGCATCTTCTCAAGGAGTGACTCGTAACTATGTAAAGAGATGTTACCATCCACATCATACGTTGGTTTATTCCTATCGACTTCTTGGTAAGGTGCCTGCTGATAGGTGTGCTCGTTGTAAGGTAAGAAGGATACACCTGACATCTCATCAAAGTACTTGTATACAAATGCGCCTACTTCAAACCACTCAGCACTACGAACATTTATCGTCACGCTAGGCTTATGCTCACACCAGTGTCGTTGCTATACCAGCCCAGTCTCAAGCTGCTCGATAGCTGTCATATCCTCAGTAACTATC